AGAACTTGCATTACCTCCTGTGAGTGAAAGTACACCCGTTGTAAAATTGTAAGTTGCTGTGGGGTCAGCAGGTGCGTCACCTGTAGTAACGTCTGAGTAAATAATTAACTCTTTTGCCATTGTACCTTCGAGTCTGTATGGCGTTCCCCAAGTAAACTGTGTTGCAGTACCAGCTTTTGTTCCTTCTACTGCAAAGAGTGTATCTGTACCGCTTGGTACACTATCGCTCCAAGTGTATGTAGTGCTACTAATTGTAAAGTTTGCAGGAGTAGTTGCTGTACCGTTTGTAGCAGCTGTAACATCTGAATCGCTAGTACCTGCTGGTAATCTTACAAATGCAAAGTTTACAGTAGCACCGTCTGCACCACTTTTTGCAACTGTGATACTTTGAGATTTTGCAAAAGTTACATTTGTTCCTGTGTAACCTACTTCAATACTATACTCTATTTCACCTCTTACAAAGTCACTAGAGACCGAACTAATATCTGCAAATGTAGCAGTATCATTGTCACCGTCGCTATCTGAATCACTTAATGTAGGCGATCCTGTAGGCAGAGTTATTCCAGTGCTTGCACTTCTTGTAACTTTAAACTGTCCTGCAGTTGGAGTGTTGTTTGTAGCAGTTAATAAAGTGGCTCCTTTTCTTACTCTGACTTCTGTACCAGAGCCTGTTACTGTAGCTGTTCCATTCGCAGCTCTTGGTAAAGTATGGTTATCATTTGGCATGATAATTGTAATTGCATCTCCACCTTCTTCCACTGCGAATATTGTGAGGCTATCAGAAGCAATAACTGTGCTTGTATCAGCTGCTTCATATACTTCTACTAGCATTTGTTTTGGACTAGAGAAGCTACTTGATGGAATACTGAAAGTAGCGGTAGCATCTGATACTATTGAACCTGCTGTTCCATCTAATGTAAATTTGTATCGAGCACTTGTAAAGTTTTGTACTGCCGCAGTCAGTGTAATATTTCCTGTTGGATTAGGGTTGGCTCCTTCTCCATCGTATGCAATTGCATAAGTATTTGCTGTTAAATTAACTACTTTTGCATTTGAGCCACTACCTGCTACTCCTTCCTTTGCTTTTGCAAAAGAAAGTACTCGAGTAACAATAGCTTCGCCTGTACCTAAATCTGTGATTGTAAGAGTTGCTGTTGCGGCACTAACACTATCTAGGGAATTGTCATCAATAGTAATATTACCATTTGAAGAATTTATATTTACATCACTAGTTGCTGAGAAACCTGTAACACTATCTACTGTGATTCCAAAAGTATTTGCAGTACTTCCACTAGATGCGAAACTATAAGCTGTTGTTCCTTTTGATACTGTGAAAGTATTTGTATATGCAGTATAGTCATTTTGTGAAATCTCTCCGTTGCTTCCTGCAGCGAATACGTGTGATTCGTTTGAACCAAATACGCTATACCCTTGTTCTCCTCTACTTACACCAAATGTAATAAGTGTATAAGTGCTTCCAGACTTTGTAACTTTACCCATGATAGTATCACGGTATTCACCTGCGTCAGTTCCTGTACCATTATACTCTGCTAGGAACGTGGGCTTTTCAAAAGATGAATTAGAAATAACTTGGTTAAAGTTTCTTCTGACTTTTAGATTCGTGTCATTTGTAATTTCGGAAACTCGAGGATAATAACTTGTTGAGTTTTTCGTTACCTTAAATGTATTGTTTAGACCAAGTTCAGGGTCAAAATCAGTGCCACTACCAGTGAATGCTTTCGTGTTACCAGCACAACTAATAGTACCCGTCGCACTTGCGTATACATTTGAACCTACTTCATAAAATTGGTCTGAAGTTGCGTCATGACGAATTGCTTTAAATGCTGAAGCACTATAATCAAAATAAACGTATGCTTCATCGCCGTCTCCGAGAGAACTAAAGTCGAGAGCTGCTTGGTTTGATACAGCCCTATTAGCACCCTCTGCTGAATTGTTATATGAAAAACTTGTTGGACTAAATGTTACGCTACCTGAATTATTGATGTTAAATTCAGAGTTAATAATTCCAGTCATTGGAATTACATAATCACCATTACCAACCGTACCTTCTACAAAAAGTACGTTGTTAAAGTTTACTTCAACTTGACCAGAAGTTACAGGAGGCGATTTTTTGCCTTGTAAACTTACAGTATAAACTCTCGCGTAGTAGTTATCAGAAACTGCACCATCAATCTCAATACTTGTTGAGTTTGTAGTACCTGCTCCAAGCCACTTTACCCCATCTCTAGAGTATTCTACATTGAATCCTCTTAAAAAAGTATATGGTGTTCCATCCTCCTTTAATACAGGAGACCAGCTTATATTTAGAACATTCTGAAAGTTACCCTCGCCAGCAATAGGCTCTACTGATGGGAATATTTCTAAACTATCTGCATCTATTTGTGGAACTTCTTCAAAAGAGTCAGGAAGATTAATTGTTCTGTATTCTGTGAGTTCTTCATTTTTATCTACTGCATCAAACTTACTTGCATTGTACTCGAGACCCGTAATCTCAAAAGTATTCATTTCAGTTTCAGTAATAGACATTACTCGGAAAAGTTTAGATTCTTCTTTTGTTTTACCTGTTTGTAGTGCTGCTCTAGAAAGCGTCCACATAGTGTCTTGAGGAGGTGCGCTACTAAACGCACTAGCAACTGTGAGTGTTTTTCCGCTATCACTTACACTGCTGAGTGTTTGAGTCTCTACGACTGTGTACGGAGTCCATTGTATAAATACAAGATCATTACTATCATCTTGAACATTTGAGGCGGCTTCTTGATTTGTGATATTTGGTATTTCTTGTCCTCGAACATAAGAGGTGCCTCCAATAGTTGCAGTATCTTGAGCAAGCAGTGCTGCATACTTTACAAAAGTAGCTGAAAGTCTGTAATCTCCTGCAACATACCCTGTCTCTACGCTTGTATCTCCAAAGCCTGTAGGCTTTCTATCAATCTTAATTGCAGTAGTTGTACTGCTAGTAGAGATTCTGCCGCCCCATGACTTACCTGATTTTAAGGCATCCACAACCTGGATAATATCACCAGGTCGTAAGAAGGAAGCATTTAGTGAAGTATTAAATGTAACAGTATTTGTATGAAGATTATTTGTAAGAAGTGTCCATTTACCAAGTCTTCGAGCCTGTCCTCTTGAAGTACAACCGAAGGCAGTAATTGACATTGGTTTTATAAATTCGTCTTCTTTTTGTAGAGTCTCTTCAAGTTCTACGTGTTCTACTCTTTTTCTATAGTAATCCTGTGGGTTATTGAACGTAACAGTTACAGAATTTGTTCGAGTTTTATTTGCTGTTCCTTCATAGTTAAACTCTCCATTAATAACGTTACCATTTGTAAATTGATAGACAGGATCTTTTTCTGAATCTTGTACAACTAGGGCTTCTCCATTTAACCAGTAAATCATACCACGGAAAATACTTACAACATCGTTCAGTACTTTATATGCTTCTTCTTTTCCGTTAATTACTAAGTTTGAGCTAAATCGAGGCTCGTGTTCCCCTGTGGCTCCTGATGGAATATAGTTGCTATCATTCGTTGTAAATAGAGTAGCAAAATCTGAAGCAGGAATACCTGCAGGAACTAGCTCATCACAATATCTACCAATCTGATAAAGTTCCCATTTATTAATTTGATCTTGGCTTAAGTAGTTTCCAAGACCATAAATTTTATTAGTAACTAAATCATTAAATACCCATGCAGGGTTATTACACCAAGACTCATAAAAACTACCGTTCCAGTCTTGATCTGTGGTAGTCAACTTACCACTAGTGTTTCTTCTATAGTTTGCAGGAATAAATACTTTTTCTACTGCACTAATAGTTTTTGTACGTTCTGTGCTATCTGATACTCCTGTAAAAGTTACACTTCCTCTTAATACTGAGCTAGAAGGTGCAACGTCTCTTAAATATACTGTTGTTCCTGAAATCTTATCAATAAGTCCGCCAGTAAATAGTTGAGCTTTTTTAGTACCCGCAGGATTTGTATCTGAAAGTGAGGTAAAAGTTCCATTACTTTCTGGACGATTTAAGTTGTATTTAAACTTTGTAGTTGTAGTTGCTTCCGCAACAAAAGTACCATTATAAAAGTCAGCGTCTTCAGTAGCTCCACTAATAACTACGGTAAAGGTTTTTCCGATTGCCATACCATGTGCAGAGCTTACAGTTGCAGTTCCGACATATCCATCTTCATCTGTGCCAGCAGCAGAAATAGAAGTAATACTTAGTTGCTGTTTTACACTGTCTCCTACACTTAATCCTGTAGTGTTATCTAGAACAACCTTTCTTCCATTATAATCGCATGGCATATGGTTACTTGGAATTTGAATTAACTTTCCATCAATTTCGTATCCTCTTGCAGGAATACTACTAAACTGTTCTGCATCAAGCACTCCTGCAACATATGCAGTGTAAGGATACTCAAGCTTATCAGCAATAGCAACTTCAATACTATCACAAAAGATAGCATTAGATACTTCAAAATCATCTGTAGAATTATTACTATCTGTTCGAGTTACTTTGATTGCCCAATCTACAAATGGTTTATGATTTTCAATATTGAATCCAAAGGTATGAGCGTACTTACTTTTTACTTTACCATTGAATCCAGTTCTAAATTTATTTACAGTATGGGTAACGCCACTTTCATCAGTGTAAACAAAGTCGATATTAAAATTATTAAATGTAGTATTAATATCGCCTTTCTTCTTACCAGTCTTGGTAATCTTTGACATACCACTGGTAGAGATAGTAACTTTTAAATAGTCAGCATTTGTCTTTTCAAATGTACCACTTGACAAAGTAAAAAACTGAGGTTCATTACGAAGAAGTTCTGCACTAGCCACTTCTTGAGTAGTTGCAGCTGTAGGGTAGTCAGAAAAGAACTCTGGATCAACACTTGGATTTGCTGTACCATGCGAAGTAGTCATTACAAAGTTATTAAAGTTCGTTTTTGCGTCTACAACACCTGTTTGCAGATTTATATTTCTTAAACGTACTTCATCAATTAGAATTGATGCATCACCATAGACTAATCCTTTGATTGGTCCTTCTGCGAGTGCATCAATAAATGCGGCACTTTGTCTAGAGAATAAGTTATCATCAGCTTCATAGGTATTTCCGCTGCCTCCTTTTCCTCCACCTGATCCGTGTATTCTAATTAAGTTTCTACTCATGATTACCTCATCGCGTAGTAGCCGTGCATATGCCTTTGACCACCACCGCCGCCTCCGCCGCCGCCATAGCCTCCGCCTTGTACGCCACTTGCATTACCCCCAAACCTTGAACCATCTGTTCTAAAGTTTGAGATACCTACTAATTTTCTACCTTTTGAAATCTTTGTTCTTGATGTCTGCGAATATAAAGACGCAGATATTGTAGTAGAGCCTACAATAGCTCTACCGTATACAAGAGGTACACAACCTCCTTGTTTTACTGTATTAATTGGCCCACTAAAGTGATAGTTTTCTGCCTGCTCTGCTCCACCACCGTCGTCTACTTCTGGGGTAAGCATTGCTGCTGCTCCTGATAACACAAGTCCCATACCTAAGTAAGATGCGGCTTGTGTAGCAAGAATCGCAGTTGTAGAAGTACCTGCTGCTGCAGCTGCTGCTGACATTGACATTCCTGCGGCCATGCCTGCTTGTGCACCTATTACTCCTGTTGCTCCACCTGCTGCCGCGGCTGCTGCAGCACCCTGAGCTGATGTAGCTGCTGCCATAGCTGCTCCTGTTCCTTGAGCTCCAGCTGCTCCCATAAATCCAGGGGCAAGGGCTCCTCCCATACCACCTGTCATTGCTATAAGAGTGACTCCAACTACCATAGTAAGTATTTTACTTTTTGAACCAACAGTTACTGGTACAAAACTGTAAGACTGACTCATCCCAGGGTCTGATAGAGCTAGTTCAGCAAGATTTTCAATAGGCTCATCATCCACAAGTATTTCGTAACCTTCAATACCTTCTGCCTCTGCTAAAAATTTTCGAAGACCTGGGCGTTGTGCTGAGATTGCCTGCAAAGCTTCTGCAGGAGTATTGACAGCAAGTGTCCACTCTTCTCCAAACTCTTTTCCTAGTCTTCCTTCTAAGTATACTTTTCTCATTTAAATTTCTCGTGTCTTACTACAACTCTTGTAATCTGTTGCCACATCCCGGCATAGTTGTCTCTACATGATAATCTGTTAGGTGCATGATGTAGCATTCTTCCACGTCCTACATAGATTCCTGCATGATTGGCTATTGTACTATTCAGAGCCATAAAAATTAAATCGTGTTTCTGTAGGCTACCATCTGTTACAACTGAGAAACCTTCTTTTTCATAGTTCTCAATATATAGATTTCTTCCATCTTTCCAAAATTCCCATGAATACTCATATGGGTATATATTTATGCCTTCGTCTTCATAATAATCTTTTATGATAGTGAAACAGTCATATACTCCAAAAACGAAAGGTCTTCCCAGTAATCCATAAGTTTCTTCTTTCGGCTCCACTTTCATCCATTCGTCATTTTTTCCAAAAATATACCACGGAATCCCTGTACGATCGCACGCAGCTCGGTCTACAGGACTTGGTGCTGGCGTACCATTAGGGTGGCTATGTACCACTCCTACTACATCACCTCTGTCAGCAATCTTTTTATAGTCTGCTGGGTCTATCATAAAGTCTTGAAATGGGTCATCTGCTCTGTTTTCACATGGATGCCATTTTACTCGACCTCGTTCTATATTCAGAAGACCACAGGCCTCCATTTGTCCTTGATCAAATACGTGTTGTTTAATATCTTCTAGTACTGGTTCAATCATTAGTATAAACTTGCTCCTGGGAATCCCCCAAATGGTAAAGGCACATTTCGTGTGCTTTGGTTTAATCCATAAATAAATGCTGTAGCTTTAGCTCCACTTCCTCCGCCTCCACTGACAGTGACTGTAGGAGCGCCTGTATATCCGCTACCTCTATTTGTTACAGTATATCTTACTACTTTACCACCCGCTATATGCGCAGTGGCAGCTGCTCCGCTTCCTCCACCTCCAGAGAAACTAACTGTAGGTGCGCTTGTATACCCAGAACCTTGTTGTAGTACGCCATTTACAGTTTGTACGCCTACACTTAAAATAGTGTTTGAATTAACAGGATTGTGTCCATAACGTACTGAACAAGACTCTAAACGTTTTCCGCACACATCTCCAAACTCCCAGTAAGAAACATTTGTAGGCCTAATAATATCATCGAGTGCATCCGCAGTAGTTAAAGTATGTGCTACTTTACATCTGTATAAAGTTCTTCGAGTTGCTTGTGCAAATCCACTTACTGAAGTGCCTGAAGTATAGCTATTATCGTGCTGTACAGTAACAGTGCTTCCAGATTGTGCGGTAACTTTTAGCGGTACATTTTTAAAGTTTGCATCTTCGTTATCAAATCCTTTTAGTACCATAAAATCTTCGCCTTCAGTCGTACTAAATTCCGATGCAAGTGCACTACTGGCGAAAGTTATAGTTGCAGTATTTGAACTACCAGAAGTCATGCTGACTGAATACATACTTCCAATCGGCCTTTCATATTCTACATAGTCATCAACTGAATAAGACTTTCCTAAATACAGGTTATTTGTTCTATTTGATTGTACGTCTTGTCTTCCCCAGTATGTCCAATTATTTGTACCCGGACTAGCAAGGTTACTTGCTTTTGTAATTTGTGTATCGTCTTTGTCAAAATACAAAGCATATTCAGTACCAAGTATAGTATGTCTGTTATCTGCTGGCCAGTCGCATCCGCCTTGTGCAGGGTCTTTGTACTTCCAAGGGCATCTAGCAGCAATAATTGTTCTTCGAGGTAATTTGATGCCTTGTACATCAAATGCACTACTCAGTTCAAACTCGACCATTGTAGGCTTTTCTGATACTTTTCTTTCAATATAAAACACGTCTCGATTAAACTCAATCGGTGGACAATTAGGGTCATTATCCTCAGTTTTTGTAGGAGTTGCTAAGTACTTTTCAAGAGTTCTTCTTCGAATTACTTTTGCACCTACTAGATCATCATAATCTGTGAGATAAGCATTCCAATATTGATTTATATTTGCAAATCTAATTGTAGGTCTAGGAAGAGATCCTGTGCCTCTTACTTCCCACCCTTCGGATTCTACAGGAAAGGCAGTATATGTTGCTGACATGTAGTCACCCCTACTTGTAGACCCAAAGTTTGCTACGTTATCTTTT